ATGATTGAAGATGTTCTTCAGCGTCAGCAAGTAGGAGCTGGATTTAAGCTTTACATTGATCGTGTTTATAGCGGTGGTTCAGTTAGTGACACTCTTAGTCGTTTTATCAGTTTTGATGCGACATTAACTTCTGCTTCTTTAGGTGTTACTCCTGATGATGCACAAGCAGTAACAGTTAACTTCCGTCCTGCTGGAGTACCAACATTTGATTTTAGTCGTTCATAATAAGAACGGAATCGGAATGTTCCAGAAGCCCTGCCTTGTGCAGGGTTTTTTCTTGTCTATTAGGTTAGAATAAAAATGTATAGATTTTTGTTATGTCATCTAGTTCTAAATCTTCAAAAACATTTGCGAGAGCAATAGATCGTTTAAAAAAAGCTGCAAATTTAGAAGCAACAAAAAAAGAAGTTATGTTGTCTGATGGGACAATTTTTGAAATGTGGGTAACACCATTAACAATGGCAGAAAGAGAAAGAGCACAAAAAGGAACTAAGTCTGATGATGCTAATGAGTTTGCACTACGTTTGTTAATGACAAAAGCACAAGATGAGAATGGTCAAAGGTTATTTGCTTTAGGTGAAATTGATGTTTTAAAAAACGAAGTAAGAGATTCAGATCTTCAATCTTTAATGCTTGCAATTATCAATGATGGAGAAGAGGAAGATATTGACCCAAAATTCTAAGTGCAGAGCTTCGTAAAGATAACTTGTTAATGCTTCAATTTGGCATTGCTAAAGAGTTAGGGAAGTCTCTTGCAGAAGTTAGACAAATGACGTTAGAAGAAATACTTGGATGGAGTGCATATTTTCAGATTCTTAACGAAGATCAACAGAAAGAAATAGATAGGGCGAAGAGACTCCGCTAGACTGTTGCGTAGTGCTTGTATTTAAAGACTGTGGCTTATCAAGCAGATATTCGAGTAGCGGTTAAAGGTGCAAATCAATTAAATGTTTTCCAGCAAAAATTAAATGCTGCATCGAAGTCAATTAATAAAGTTAATCAATTATTAATAGGTCGAAAAGGTAAAGGAGGAATGTTTGCCGACTATATAAATGGTGTAAAACTTGCAGTAAGGAGTACAGATAGTTTAAATCTTAATTTAAGTAAAGCAGGGAGAAACTTTAATAAAGTTGCTCTTGACACAAAACAAGCTTTTTTTGCAGCTAAAGATTATGCAAGAGCACAAGATGAATTAAATAAAGGATTAGCGGATAGAAATAAATTACTTAACGAGGCAAAAAGAAGCCTTGCGTTTGAAAGATTTGCAAAAGGGGATGTTTCTGGAAGAGATCAATATTCTTCTCCTATTGGGCCTCGTCAAAAAGGTGGTGGAATGAGAGGGATGATGAGTGGGTTTAGTGGAACAAAAGCAGGTCAAGCCGTGCTTGGTGGTGGTTTCCCTTTGTTATTTGGTGGTGGCCCTGGAACTGTTGCTGGTGGTGCTATTGGTGGATATTTAGGAGGGTTTGCTGGAGGAATTGCTGGATCATTAATTGGTAGAACAGTTGATCAAGCGATTACAGGAATAGGAAATTTAGGAAAAGCTTTAAATCCTTTGACTGCTGATATTGACAAGCTTTCACAAGCTATGGGAATAGCTGGAACAATAGAAGGAGAACGTCTTAAATTAATTGAACAATTTTCTGGTAAACAAGCAGCGTTAAATGTAGCGACCAAGATGTTATCTAAACAGATTGGAGAAGGAGGTGTAACAGCTTTAAAAGTTTTTGGCGAAAGATTTCAATCTATTAGTAATTCTTTTAGTAAAATATTAACGAAATTAGGAAGTGTTTTAGCAACATTATTAAATCCTGTTTTAAGTTTAGTAGATTCTTTGCTTCAATTAACAGATACAGTTTTAGGAAGAATCACAAAGTTTTTTAATAATATATTTAATAAAGGAAAAGATGCTGACATGACAATCTCAGTATCACCAACAAATAGTCAACAAATAGATGCTTTATTTACAGGACAATTTAAGAGTGCATCTGAAGAAGTAGATTTTTTAAAAGATTCAATTAGGTTAGGAAGTGAGCAAGCAGAGATTAAGAAAAAAGTTTTTGAGTTTAGTGAAAAAATAAAAGAAGTAACAAAAGATTTAAATACTGAAGAAAAATTAGCTTTATTTGATAACCAACAAAAACTTACAAATCATTTAGAAGAAATTAATTTATTAAAAAGACAGGCAGAATTATTTGAAAATATTAGATCTACAATTGCAAATGGAATGGTAAATGCAGTTGAAGCACTTATAGATAGAACAAAATCATTAAATGAAGTGTTAGCAAGTGTTGTAAAACAAATAGGAAGAGCATTTTTAAATGCTGGAATTAATGCACTTGTAGGAAATATTAGTTTTGGTGGTGCTCCTGCAAACAATATTCAACCTCTTCCTAAATTAAATAGAATTACAGGGAATCCAGGGCCACGAACTGCTCCTATTATTCCTAGAGCAGCAGGTGGTTATGTTACAAGACCTGAAGTTAGCCTTATAGGAGAGGCTGGAGAAAACGAATATGTAATTCCTGCATCAAAGATGGCCTCAAGCATGCAACGCTACTCAGCAGGTGCTAGAGGTGATTCTGTAATAGCTGGAGGTGGTTCGTCTTATGCAGGTAGCAGTGGAAGTTCTACTACTGTTAATTACTCTGGGCCTATATTGAACTTCAACTCTGAAGAGTTTGTTCCTAAGTCTGCTGTAGGACAAATCATTGCAACTGCTACTGCTAGAGGTGCATCAGTTGGTGAATCTCGTACCATATCTTCATTAAGAAATTCACGTAGCCGTAGGTCTTCA